ATCCGTTGATTGAGTGGTGTCCCACGCAATTACAACGTGTCGCCATGCCGCTGGATCACGGTACTTTGGCTCAGATGTTGAAGTCGATCCATTTGCCGATGATGAAACATAATTAAAAAACCTGAGTACATCAGCCTCAAAAACAATATAGGCGTAATTGTTGGAATCAGTTTTTGCGCCAAATACATTTTCCCAATAGTCAGAACCAACTGTTGAGTGCTTTATCCAGCCGCTCCATGTCCAAGTCTTACGATTTCCCGCGCTTGGGGTTCTACTTAAATAAGGAGTGTCACCATCCTCAAACCGCAACGACTGTTCTATGTCGTAGCCAGTCGCCTGACCAGATGCGCCAGCAAGTATGTTATTAAAAATGGGCATTAAGAATAGTTCAGAGTAGCCACTGCCTGGATGTTAGAAGCGTCGAGAATGACGTAATCAATCCTGTCAACAGCCGCCGCTGTCGTGGTTAGTGTTGGCGCAGTACCTCCTGCGAAGTCCCAATCACTTCCCCAACTGGCTGTTCTCGATCCTGTACCGTCCTGAGTCAGAAAAATAGAACCACACTGACCAGCGGTATCATTAGAAGGATTAGCAAAGGTAATGTTATGTGCCATAGTGCATGAAAAGTTATTAGAGTTAGCCATGTCAATCGTGACTGTGGTTGCTGATGTAAGCGCGGTGATTTCCCCACGTTGTCCTGCTGTCCATGTCTGCGCTGTTCCTAGAAGAGCGTCACCTACACCTTTAGCGTTGATCTGTGTCTGAGCGTTAGAACTAAGAGAATTGATATACTGGAATTCTGTGCTTGTTACAGAGCCATCAGCAATCTTGGTAGCATCAATAGCCGCGCTTGCATTGATGTCTGCGTTGACAATAGCGCCGTCCACAATGCTTGCACTAACGACAGAATTACCGGCTAGTTGATCCGCGCCTACTGCATCATCAGCAATCTTTGCTTGAGTAACAGCGTCATCAGCAATGGTTGCCGTAGCAACCTGTTTCCATGCTAGGCCGTTGGTAGCCGAGGGGTCAGCGATTACAGCGTAGTCAGTGGTTCCAACAGGAAGTCTCGTTTCTGAATCAACCGTGTTGTAGACAAGTAGATCACCCTTAGTGGTTAGTTTGTCCGTACCAACAATTGACACCATCTGCCACTCGGAAGCGGAAGATGAATACTTCATGTACTGGTCGTTACTCGGAGCAGTAGAGCTTACGGCAGTCCCTTGTATTTTGGCGACCGTAACAGCTCCCCCATTAGTCATGGTGGCATCGCCGGATAAAGCGGCGGCTGTGAATCCAGTGCCGTCACCAATCAGGATCTCTGTTGATGCCAGGGCTTTGTCAGAGGGTACACCGCTTGAGTTAGCGTCCCGGACCTTGACGGTATTCGCCGCCATATTCCCGAGTTCAGCGTTCGCTACACCGCCATCTTTAATCGTAATGACGCCAGAGGATGCCGCAAAGTTATCTGAGCTGAACGAGGCTATACCCTTGTTCGATGTGGAAGCGTCCTCCCCGGCTATCGTTACTGTGCTGCCGGTCGCAGACGTATCCATACCCTCACCACCCGCTATGGTGAGAGATTCAGAATCGAGATCAATATCAATCGTTCCCGAATCCGTAATAACGTCGAGATCCTGTGCGGTAACCTGGGAATCGACGTAGGCTTTAATCGACTGCTGTGTCGCAAGTTTGACCGCCGAATCGGATGACATATCGTCTTCATCTTTGATCCCGGTGACGGTTGCGCCGTCAGCGGCTACGTTAAGGGAGCTGACTACAGCGGTTGATGCGGATGCTGCGCCGATGGGTGTGCCGTCAATCGAGCCACCGTCAACGTCAACCGTGTTGGATGTGACCGGCGAGATCGCAAGCGTTATCCAGGCATCGTTAGCCTCATTTCTCAGCTTGAGGATATTATTTGTCGTATCAAACCAAACCAATCCAGCGGAAATCGCCGTAGACGGTGCGGATGTCCCGGTGTGAATTGCGTTGACCGCTGCATCAACAGAGGGAAAGGAGTTCTTGAGAACCGATTTTATAAGTCGAAGATGATTATCGCCCTGACTTACATTGTCACTCGCCGTGGGGTTGGTCGCGACGAGATCGTCAAGATAAGTTCCTGATTCAAGTGCCATTATGGATTACCAGTTGAATTGACTAATCTCAGCGCATTACCCGAGTGTCTATCTCCGGCGTCTGCGTTTTGAATATTGGTGATTGATTCTTTGAACGCCGCCATCCATAACTGAATTCGGGCATCGTTAGCCAGAAACGGCTCCGCTTCAAGAAGCGTGGCATAGAGATAAACGTCGGGATTTTCGGTTAGCATCGTGTTGGTTGGTGCTGAATCCGACAACGCAGCGAAGCGTTGGTAGTAGACGATCTCGACGGTATAAACGCCATCTGGCGCGGGTCCGAGATGGTAGTTATTGCCAATGATCGTAAAGGTCTGTGGCTTACCCAACTGGCTCCCGGCCCAAAGACGATCCATCATTTCTGGAGTTAAATACTCAAGCGGAGTGATTGGATCTGTTGAAAGCTGAATGGTCCTGGCTTGAAGGTATCTAGTCGGCAGCGCGTAGGATCTCGTTCCAGCTACCGTGCTGTCCGTAACCGTGGTTTCCATTGCGCGAATACGCAGTTCACGGTTATATCGAGCCTCCGCAAGCGCAATGAAATCAGGTATGCGGTCAGTAAGATCGTCCCTGTCCAGCCAGTTCGCTACAGCGGTTTGAAGAGTGCTGTAGGTATTGATAGCCATTAGCGCGTCAGTTCAGAAACGTAGACGACGCCGCCGGTTGATACCTGGAGCGCGGCAACCTTTTCGCCAGCGTGGATGGAGAAATAAGTGGGCCAATCTTTTAGCAGAAAGACGCCGTTGGCGGCTGTTGCTGTTGGTGCTAACCCAAAACTTAGGTAGACGTTTTGTGTGGCCGTAATCAGCACATCGCTGACTTGAGCGCCTACACCATTGCTGGTCGCAGCAGACGTACCCGCGCTTGTTATGGTCTGAGTCGCCCCAGCCGGTCGATAGTTCCCTTTCATGTGTTTTTCCTAAAGGTCAGTTGGGGAGGTTTTTAAAAACTTGTTGTCTGGATTGTTGAGATAAGCCGCCATCAGTTTGTTGTCTTTTAAGATCTCACCGTTGGTTTCTTTTATCCATTGTTCCAGGACGGTTTTGGGAATCGTGGCGCACTTATGCCACTCGCCACGTTTGCCCATTGATAACTTGTCGCCATAGTCGTTGTACTCGCGCTTGTTGTTATCAATGATCGACTGAACATCCTGTAACGTATTGAACGTGACAGATCCATCGGCGTGTTCGTGCATATCGGTTCTTCGATATGGCTCAACATCGAAAATTGTTTTGCGATCAGACATAACCGACGTTTCCAACTTTGGGCGCACCGTTAGAGGTGTCGCTGTAAGCATCTTTCAGCCACTCCGTAGAGTTCTTTGGGCGTTTTGCTTCTTTCGGTGCTGGCGGTGTTTTCTTCGTCAACTTCTTTGTCAATCCTTTGAGGTCTTTATTCATCTGATAGCGTTGTGTCATAAAAAAAGGGGCGAGTTTCCCCGCCCCTTCTCTTGGTGAATAACCTATTTCTAGGTCGTTACATTTGCCAGGTAACCAGAAGATTTCTGGTTCTTGGACATAAGACCAGCTTCGTAGACCAACATCTGACGCTGACTGTCACCAGTGACGGCGAGATCAACGGTTTTAAAGTCACGAAGCACACCCATCGCCCAATGATCCATATCCAGAATGAAGACATCCTGGCTACGGGCCTGGTTACGATTGGGCTGGATCTTGAACGTACCAAAGTCACTGACGTATACATCAACAGCCGCGACAACGTGTGCCGGGGCTACTTTGTCAGCAGCGGTACGAAGGCTGGAAACGCTCTGAGTTAGATCAGAGATCGCCTGTTTAATATCAGGCTTACACATGATCACATCAGGGTCGCCACCGCTTTCGTATGCTTCTTTGATTACGGTCTTGATACCGGCTTCGGTGATGCTGTTGTCAGTCGTAGCATCCGTGGCCGCATCAGTTCCGTTACCGGAAGACGCAGCACCGGCTGCCGTGCCAGAACCCAGCGAATGGTAGTTGGTCGCGATCCATGCCGGAAGACCAGCAGTGATACGAGCAGTACCCGTTGCGCCAGCGTTACGAGCGACGTTGGAGGTCAGCATGAACTCGATGTCACGCTTCATCCGTTTCGCTTTTTTCAGTTTGTTATCGTAAAGGCTCTTTATCCTCTACTTCTTACGGTTTGCCATCCCGTAAGCTCGGACTATCTCTTCACCCGTAAAGGGTGCTTTGCACTCGTGGGCTTTCATAATCCCGAAGGGATCGTATAACCTAGTCTCTGAACCTTCACTTCATTGCTGAAGCGCTTGGCTGCGGATTCCCCGGTTTAGGTGGGGTTCCCGACAATTCACAAAGTTTTCATTCAGGCATTACTGCCTGACGGGCCAAATTACATAGCCAACTGGTAAGCCTGGGACGATTTGCGACCGGCGTAATCGACGGCCTCGTTCGTACCAGAGGTCTGGATGATGTAACGCGAGATCTGGGTGTAATTTCCTACACGAACCGGATTCTCACGCGCATCTGCGGAGGTTGAGTCCTGTCCATCACCTTCAAGCTGACGGTTTGCCGCACCGGCGGCGATAGTATCCAAATGTTACCGTGGGAGTTTTTTATCTCTCACTTCTTACGGTTGCCCGTAAGGTCAGCACATATCATCATCCCCGAAGGGAGTCCGGCGCTCGTGGGTCTTTACCGTCCGTTCTGGACTCCATGACCTGTGCGTTGAACCTTCACACTATTCCTAGTGTGCTTGGCTGCTGATTGCCCCAGAGGGGTTTCCAGCAATTCACCGGATTTTCATAAGCGCATTACTGCGCCTCAGACCAATACTATTTAGTCTGCCACTCAAAAAACGTGTTATCCACGCTCTGCTTGGAACAGCCGCTCAAGAACGGCGTATCCAAAGGAGCAATGTTGTAAATCACGTTGGCAAGTGACTCCCTGATACCGATAGCACTATAAGTAGTGCTGGTATTTGTTGGGATTGCCATTGTTTGTCCTTAAAAGAAAAGTTATACGAAATCTTCCAGGAGAGCTGCCGCGTCATTGACGTTGCCGGTCTCTGAAAGTCGGTTTCTCAGCGCCGCACGTTTACTTTTGGACTCAGATTTGGCTGTTGCTGCTTTACTGCCGCGAATGACCTTGGGTTTGTTCTTGAGTTTCTTGGCCTTTGGATTGGCCTTTACCATCTCGTCGTACAAACGGGCCTTGTTCAAAACAATAAAGGATCGATGGTCGATAAGACTCTCGATCTCAGCATCTTGGAAGCCCACAGATGAAGCGTAGGAACGCAGCTCACCGGCGAGTTCTTTCTGTTTGCCAGGATCACCCCAATCCGGTAGTTTTTCTACCAGGGCGGCGTGTTCCTGTTTCACAGACTCTTGCCAGTTGTGTTGTGCTGCGGCCTCGTTTTTCGCAATCGCCTGTTGCTGGTGCTGATGCACCCTGGCGATCTTTTCCTGGGCCTCTCTGAACTCTTCTCGTTTGGTCACGAACTCAATCGGGTCTTCCGCTTTAAGGCGTTCCCAATCTACGTTCGCAAACTGATCGAGGTTAGAGTTCTCAATCATCGACTGAAGTTGTTGTGCGTACTGCTGTCGCTCTGCCTGGATCTGCTGCATCTCGGAGGTGTACTGCTGTTGCAGTGATTCCATCTGCTTTCGATCTTCCGCGAGAGCTTGGCTTTTCCTCGTATACGAGGAATTGCGCGAATAGCCCTTTAGGAGTTCGTCAAGGCTGACCTCGATTTCTTCACCATCAACTTTGATGGCGTAAACGGGTTCCTCTTCGTCCTCTTCTTCAGACTCTTCGCTTTCAGACTCTTCCTCATCCTCTTCGGACTCGGATTCGTCTTCAGAAACCGCCTCAGGAGATTCGTCTGGATCTTCTTCCGTGGACGTTAATTCTTCTTCGGTCGGGGCGGCCTCTTCTGCCTCTGAAGATTCTTGCGAGTCCAGAAGACCTAAGAGTGCCTGTTGTGCCGAGGCGATACTGCCCTCGTCGGTAATTACGGGTGCTTCATTCAGCGCCGGTGCTGCTTGCGTGTCGGCCATAGTGTGCTCCATGAAAAAGCCCCACCTGAGTGGGGCCAACCAGCGTCCCTGCTGGCTCGTTTCGCGAAACGAGTTTCGTTAAAAAACAGTCTAAATCTTGTCGGTCATTTTCCCGGTTGTCACAATGGAATCAAAGTGACTCTTGAAACGACCCAAGGTCTTTAGACTCAACCAGAGCCTTTCCCTGGTTTCAACATCGTGATCAGATGAGTGCTCCCAACTGATCAGGATTTCTTTTGCCAACAGATCCCATGCCTCGTTGATCATGGGGTCGGCTAAAATTCTTTTTGCAGCTTCAAGTCGTTGGCTTTCGTCCATGA